TGTCATATTCGTTTGAGTTAGTTATATCTGTCATTATTATCTCCAATTTATTATTATTATTTATTTAATTAAACCTAGATTATATTGTAGGTTTATAGAAGTAAACCTTTATTTTAATTATTTTCAAAAAAAAGAAAAAAGATGCCTAAGCACCCTTTTCCTCTAGTTGTGATTTATGAAATACTGGGAATAATCTGCCAGATTGTTTTACTTCCCACTTGCCTTTATTAACCTCGACCTCCTCAAGCATAGGTCTAATTAGTTTAGCAATAGTTTTTGTGCCTTTAGGAATTTTATAACCTAGTTTTATAGCCTGATTAAAAGTTAAGAAACCACCTTTTAAACCAGTAGCTTCTAAAATCTCAATGTTTTTACCAGAATAAGGTTTTTTAGTTAATTCATTATAGTACATTTGTTTTCTCCAATTATTATTTATAAACCTAGATTATATTGTAGGTTTATAGAAGTAAACCAATATTTTAATTTTTTTTTATTTAATTGCAGATTCAGAATTTATTTGCTAATAATCAAAAGGTTCTTTCCCTCAGCGAGAGCCAGTAGAAAGTATTATCTCGTTCTCCAATTGCGAGGTATAGTAGGGGGTGAATCTGGTAGGCATGAGGAACCCCCTATGACTAAAGAAGCAGATATACAAATAGCGTGTAATGACTATTTAACTTTTCTTTCAAATACATATACTTTTAGACACTTTCATGTACCAAACGAAGGCAAAAGGTCTATTTATTATCATGCTAAAATGAAAAGAATGGGATTAAAGTCTGGTTGCCCTGATATTATTGTTGAATATCCTCAAGGAAAATTATTATATATTGAATTGAAAGCACCTAAAGGTAGGCTTTCTCCTAATCAAAAATTGTGGGCTGTACAATCTAAAGTTTTAGGTACACCACATTTTATAGTTCAAGGGGGTTTAAATGAATGTATTGAACAAGTACGGAGGATAGTTGAAAAATACATTCCTATAAGATGCTAGTGTTTTTTTGGTTATTTTCTACCTTTTAACTTTATAATCTTCTGTACAGCCCTTAAATCGCCTTTAAACGACGATTTATATCGTTTCCTACCTTTTCTTTTTTTCATAGGTCTTTTATCTATAATTTCTGATAAAGTAGCAGTTGTTGTGAAACCACTCATTTCCCAACTTTCTTCATAGCTTTAGAATGTGCTTGAGAAAATGTAGAACCTTTTTTCATAGCATTAGCCATTTCCCTCATATGCTTTAATGAGTGATGCCTAGCATGACTATTCATAGTTTTACGTTGTCTGGGTGTTAAATCCTTAGTAATATTTTTTATAGATTTTACTAAAACCATTTACTTCTTCTTTTTTTTTACTGGCTTTTTCTTTTTTTTCATTGTCTTGCTTTTTGTACCATATCCATAACCTTTTGGCATATCTTGCTCCTTTTCATTTAAACAATAAACACAATTAGATTTACATTTTCCTTGTATGCAGTCAATAAACTCTTTACCAAAAGCATCTTCTAACATTAATTTTTTTTA